TTAAAACGGATCACGATACGCTTGGACAGAGACTTACTGAACTCAGTGGAGAGGCTCGCAGTTTTGCAGAAGCGTACTCGCGCTACAATGCTCTCAGAACTTATCTCTCAACTTTTGTCGAGGGATTGAAGAACAACAAGGATGAGAATGATGTTGTTCACCCTGACTTCATGCAGTGTGTAACAGCTACCGGTCGCCTATCTTCACGCAACCCCAACTTCCAAAACATGCCGCGGGGATCAACCTTCGCGATACGGAAGGCTATGGTGTCGCGCTTCGATGGGGGAAACATCATGGAAGCTGACTATTCACAGCTCGAGTTTCGTGTTGCGGGCTACCTCGCCAACGATCCACAAGCGTACTACGACGTAGAGAACAAGACGGACGTACACAGCGTGACAGCAGAGATCATTGGCTGTAGCCGACAGGACGCGAAGGCACACACCTTCAAACCGCTCTACGGTGGCACAACCGGTACGCCGGATCAGCAGCGTTACTACCGCGAATTCAAGAACAAGTACGCGGCAGTCTCTGAATGGCACGAACGCTTACAGGCAGAGGCGGTGGAGAAGGGATATATCACCCTACCTTCGGGTCGTCAGTACGCGTTTCCGGGTGTAAAATGGACGGAGTGGGGTACGGCTACCCAACGTACGGCAATCTGTAATTACCCCGTACAGGGCTTCGCCACAGGGGATCTGCTCCCCATCGCACTGGTGTACCTGCAAAAATCCATGAAAAAACTTGCATTGAAGAGTGTCATCTGTAACACTGTTCATGACAGTATAGTCCTTGACGTTTACCCCGGAGAGGAAGATACTTGTACCCAACTCGTGGCAGAGGCTATGCAGTCTCTACCTGAAGAGTGCCAACGTCGATATGGTGTTCATTACGATATGCCTATCGGGTTGGAAATTAAGATGGGTCCGAATTGGTCGGATACCCATGTAGTATTGAACGTTTAAATAGTAATTTGGAGAACGTAATGAGCGAATTGGCTTTAGCAGATAACGCTTTCGATAACATGTTGGAAGCAATGAAGGGCGGTGACCGTGAGAGCTTGATGGCTTTGACAGGTCAGTCATCTGAGGATAAACCGAAGACTGGACTGGCACGCTTGAACATCAACTACGACTCGGAGACCGATGAAGGTGTAGCACTACCACGTGGTCAGTGGAAAGTGTTCCATGACGGTGAGTTCGTGTATTCGGACAGCGTGGACTTCCGTCCAATGGTACGCACCTACGAATGGTCAGTTTGGGACCAAGAAGAAGGCAAGTTCTCTTGCCGTTCTATTCAAGCACCTAGCTTGGAGTTTGCATTCCCAGACACCGCGGGCGGCAACAAATGTGGTCGCTTGAGCAAGTCAGAAGAAGAGCAGTTAGGTGAAGATCACCCAGACACTTTGGCTTCACGTCTTGCTACCTGCAACCAAGTGTTCTACGCCATCATTAACATGAAGGGTAAGAATGCTGAAGGTAAATCTGTGGAGATTAAAGACCTTCCGGTTGTTGCGTACTTTAAACGCTCGGGCTTCCGTCCTGCACGTGAAGCTATCGAGAAGTTGGGTAAGACTGCATTGATGAGTGAGGTAGTATTTACTTTGACTACCAAGCGCAACAAGATGGGTTCAGTAATTTACTACACCCCTGTCTTCTCCAAGTCAGGTAAAGCAAAGATGGACGACACTGCGTTGGAAACAACCAAGATGTTCTTAGATGGCGTAAAAGCCTCTAACAACGCTATCCTCGAACAACACCGCGAGTCGGTGAAAGCGAAAGCTAGTGAAGAGGATATCGACTTGGCAGCAGACTTTACCTAATGTTGTCGGAAGTCATCATTAAAGACTTCCTTCAGAAAGCAGTGAGGGGGGAGGTAACAGTCCCCCCTTCTGTTATTGAGGAATTCGCACGGGACTGCCAACAAGCTTTTGAGAAGCAGTTTGGTGGTCGTGGTCAGGAGTGGCGTATCCGGATGTCAGGTCTGGGTCACCCGCTCTGTCAACAAGTCATGGGACGTGACGGGAAGCACGAAGAGATGCAGTACAATGCGATCTTCCGTTTCCTTATCGGTGATCTCGTCGAAGCAGCAGTGATGGCTGTGATGAAATCGGCAGGTATTGATATTGTTGAGGAACAGGGAGAGTGTTCACTAACTTTGGCAGACACCGAAGTGAAAGGCACCCTCGACGTTGTCTTGGACGATCCGGTTGACGGCAAAAAAGTCTGGGACATTAAATCTGCAAGCCCATTTTCCTATGCACAAAAGTTCGGAAAAGGGTATGATAATATGAAGGGCGACGATCCATTCGGGTACCTCGTGCAGGGCTACCTCTATGCAGCATCGAAAGACCTACCGTTTGGTGGGTGGATTGTCGTAGATAAATCGTCAGGTGAGATCCAGTTTGTACAGGCTCCCGACGTACAGGACGAAGACCAGAAAGAATTTATGGGCATTGCGGAAGAGAATATCCGTAAGCTGAACTCCGGTCACACCTTCAAGCGTCCGCCTATGAAACCCGAAGACGAGTGCTACACCGTACGTGGCGAGAAGATTTATACAGGTAATAAACTTCTCAACAAGCAGTGTACGTTCTGTGGCTATCGTGCGGAGTGTTTCCCTAAAGCTATACAGCACCCGAAAGTCACGTCGAAGGCGAAATCTAAGCCTCTCACGTGGTACCACACACTAAAAGTGAAAGAGCTATGAACGAAAAGGACCTAAAGAAAGTAATTGATTTGCAGCAGCGTATCATTAAGTTACGTGAAAAGATTTACCAAGACGTGGCTCGCCACAATAAGATGGTGGTCGAAGAGCTGCGCCCGATGGCAGAAGATATCTTACATAACACAATTTACGAGCACGAAGGCTACACCTACCGACGAGGTCGTGTATTCTCTCAGCTCGAACTGAATGACTATGGTCTCGGCGTAAAGGCTGATGCTCTAGCTACTCTACGTAAATTGGAGAAAGAAGATGCCCCTGCTGTTAATGAAACAAGTAGAAAAAAATCTACTAAATCTAAATCCTAACGCTCACTGCGTCTATATCGAGGGGGATCGCGGCTCCGGTACCCCATATATCCGGTGGGGGAGAACGTTCGACAGAGCGCATTCTATGACCCTCTGGGCGGATATCGGGAAAGCCTCTCTGGGGCACACCACATTTCGTCGGGATCAAGACGTACTATCCCAAGAATTAGCGAAGATTCAGCGGGTCCTCTCAATGGGCGCGGTGGTTTTATTTCCCGCAGAAGAATACGCAGACGCGATTGGTCAGTTACGGGACACTAGCCCGCCGCTCGCTGAGTACGTCATGAACTACGTGGATATCTGGCAAAACCTATGAAACCCCAACGACACAAGTTCCGCTCGGACTACGAGTTGCAAATTGCAAAGGCACTAGCCGAAGCTAAGATCCCATACGACTACGAGATGTACAAGCTCGAGTATGTACCGAAACCTAAGAACTACCTTCCTGACTTTTATCTACCTGAACAGGATATCTACATCGAAGCGAAGGGTTACTTCTCACCGGCTGATCGTACTAAGATGCGTTTAGTCATCGATCAGAACCCGGATGCCGATATCCGTATGTTATTCCTGCGGGGTAATAACAAACTTAATCGCACCAGTAAAACAACTTATGGGACATGGTGTGATCGGTACGGTATAACATGGGCGGAAGGTATCCACATCCCCCAAGAATGGATGAAGAAAAAATGAAAGACTATGATTCCAACGAATTTGAGCAAGCAGGTTTACTCAAAGGTCGTTACTACCTTGTATTAGAACCTTTAAAGGATGAAGAAGATGATCAAATCACTTCGTTTGCTGTACGTGCGTATTCTACTGCTCCAGTCATCGTGGAGAATGAAGGGGAAGAGATTTATGACCCGACTTATGTCGTGCTTCAAGGTCTTCTCGGACAACTGAACGACGAGTTCGATACCGTATACGAACACGGCTTAGAACGCGTAACCCTCGAGGCGATTGCCGACGAGGTGCCGGAAGATGAAATCGATCCCCAACATCTCAAGCGTATTCGCGAGATTGAGGGCAATGTAATTGAAGTGGAGTTCGGACCAGTACAATGACAAACACAGAAAAGCAGGTGGGCGGTAACCACTACTCAAAGATGGCTATCCAACCTATCGAATTTATTAACGCGAATAACCTTTCGTACATGCAGGGCAACGTCATAAAATACATTTGTCGTTACAAAGATAAAAATGGTATTGAAGACCTAAAGAAAGCCCGGCACTATATCGACATGATTCTCGAGAAAGAATACGGTGTGTTTAAAGTACAAGGTTATTACAAGTGAAAAAAATAAAAATTGACTACTCAAGAGATGAGAACTTCAGCGAACAAGCACTCAAACTGTTGCAGGACTACTACCTTAAAGAAGGTGAGAACAGTCCGCAGGATGCATTCGCACGAACTGCACTAGCTTACTGCGAGGGAGACTATGAATTTGCACAGCGAATATACGATTATGTTAGCCAACGTTGGTTTATGTTTGCTAGTCCTGTACTCTCTAACGC